ATTGTTCAACCAAAAGTGCCTGCACTGCTTAGAAAGGATACACCTGTCTACACAAAAACTTCCAGCTAAAAATCATAAACCAACTACAAGGAAAGTTTCAATGGCCAGCAGCAGAAAATCAGCCCTACAAAAACGTGACGATATTGCAGTTAATGATTCAATAACTTATATTCATCAACCTGTAAGCAATTCACTGAAGATTAAATTAGACCATCTAAAAACTTTCGAGGCTCTAACAGAGAATCAACAGAAGTTTTTTGATGCATATAAGAGAGGTGATTACTTTATAGGTTTATTAGGTTCACCGGGTGTTGGTAAAACATTCTTAGCAATGTATCGTGCAATAGAGGAAGTATTAGACAGAAGTAATCCATTCGAACACGTTGTAGTTGTTCGTTCAGCAGTTCAGGTCAGAGACCAAGGCTTTGTGCCAGGTACTCTTGACGAGAAGATGGAAATATATGAAGTACCTTACAAAGAAATTTGTGAGACACTTTTTGGTCGTTCTGATGCATGGGATAGATTGAAGGAACAAGGTCATGCAAGGTTTATATCTACCACTGCTATTCGTGGTATTAGTATTGATAACTCTATCATTATTGTAGATGAGTGTCAATCCATGACATTCCATGAGTTAAGCTCAGTCATCTCTCGTGTTGGTCACCGTTCTAAGATTATCTTTATTGGTGACTTAAAACAAAATGACCTAATTAAGAGTAGAAATGACGTTTCTGGTCTGTCACAATTTTTAGAAGTGACAAACACTATGAACGAATTTACAAAGATTACATTCACACCTGATGATATTGTACGTAGTAGCCTAGTTAAATCTTGGATTGTTGCATGTGATAAATTAGGTTATTAAAATAGGATATTATGTTTAATTATTGCCCGCCAGTTGAACTGGCTGATTTGAAGTCTACAACTTTTCCTGATGGTAAACGATACTATACACTTGATGATGGTACTCGTTTACCTTCTGTAACCACAGTTATTGGTTTACAAAAGAAAAAGTCTATTATGGAATGGCGTGCTCGTGTTGGTGAAGAAGAAGCCAATCGTATCAGTAAACAGGCCACATCACGTGGAACAAACGTCCACACCATATGTGAGAACTATCTCAATAACAAAGTAGACTACATGAAGGGCATCATGCCTGATGCGTTGGAATACTTTCTATCAATCAAACCATATCTTAATAAGATAAACAACATTCATTATCAAGAGGCCGCACTATGGTCTAAACAACTTGGTATGGCTGGTCGTGTGGACGTTATCGCTGAATATGAAGGTGAGTTATCAGTTATTGACTTTAAGACCTCATCTAAAATCAAAGCAAGAGAAGACATTCTTGATTATTTCTGGCAAACTACTGCATACTCATTGATGTACGAAGAATTAGTTGGCCGCCCAATAAATAATTTAGTCATTATCATGGCCGTCAAAGATTCTGAACCACTAATCTTCAAAGAGAAAACATCGGATCACATTGATGGTTTAGCAGAAGCAATTCACTACTATCACAATCATGGATAAACCAATAGACGGAGAAGAAACAATCGTTTTATCTGAGAGGGAATACGTATACTTTGGTATGTGTCCCGATGCTGTACGTTTTCTTAGAGATGCGAATATGTTTGGTAAACCTAATGGTGAGGTCAAACGTTTTATAGCAGCTAAAGGTAAAAGTGAATGGTTGAAAGACTGGGAAGAGACACATCTTTCTCCTCATGTATTAGACCGTATCAAGAAAAGATTGCATCCTGAATACTATACTTCAACGTATATGGTCACGGACAACTTCACAAAAAGTCAACAAGAGTTCGCCACATTAGATGAGGCCAAGGCTCAAGATACGCAAAACAAGATAGAATTCCTAAATAAGATAGGTGATCCATACGATCCAAGTGTGGATGTGAATGACCAGATAGGTTATCATTACAAATTATTCATAATTGAAGAAAAAATGACTACTTTTACTGGTCATGTGGTATACAAGCCACTAAATGCTTGACAATCTTCTTAAGAAAGGATATAATAGCACTATGAAAAACAAAATCTTAGTAGCGTTACTATTGGCAGCTGCCGCTACCAGCTCAATGGCACAATGGCACCGTGGACCTTCATATCACTACCATTATGGTTGTGGTGGTTGCTGGGTTGGACCTGCACTTATCGGTGGTGTTGTAGGATATGAATTAGCACAACCAAGAACAGTTGTGGTTGAGCAACCAAGTGTTGTTGTACAACAACCAATTGTACAAGCACCTCCTGTCGGTTATCACTGGCAAGAAATGGTTGATCCACAAACTGGCATCAAAAAAGTAGTGGCGGTACCAAACTAATGAAAGTCAAAAAACTAATTCAAAAGTTAAACCGTGCAGAGTTTGAACACAACCTTGAAAAGGTAAAAAAACTCTGGTTCAAGATTCTAAAGAAATCTATCAAGCATAAGCACACCGAATCGGTGCGCTAATTATGGTTGTATGAAGTAAATCAAAAAGTATTCTGGACGCCGGTTCGACTCCGGCCTCGTCCATTAAGGATATTCCACGAGTGTCTTTAATGGGCGAGTATTGGTTTCGACAGGGTAACAAGTAGAGGCATGGACAACTCATCACAGAGAGATGTAAAAAGTAAATTAAAGTAAAAGCAAATGATGAAAAATTTGTATTGGCAGCCTAAACGCTGACTAGGGTTTCGGTTGGTTTCCTCGTAACAGAATAACCAACCAATTTCAACTTAAAGGAGTTTTAATGAAAAAGTTAGTTCTATTGGCCACGTTGCTGGCTGCATTTGGTGTTGCATCAGCTGTTGAGGTTGGTGTTAATGGTTCTATTGACAATTACAGCGACAAAGACCGTAGTGGTGCTGGTTTAACTATTGGCCAACACTTTGGTAAATTCAGCGTTACTGCTGAAGCTGACCGTGAAATTAAACGTAATCTAGACAAGTTTAGTGCAATTGCTGGTTATGATGTTGTTAACTTAGGTTCTGCAACATTGACAGGCAAAGCAGGCGTTACATATTTGTACGACAAGCCAATCAAAGAGGGTGACCGTTATGTTGGTATCGTAGGTGCTGGTGTTACAGTTCCAGTTACTAAACAAGTTGGTTTGACAGTTGACTACCGTTATCAAAAAGGTGGTATCGATGTTAAACGCTTTGATGGCAACACAGTCCTAGTCGGCGCAAAATACACTTTCTAATGTGTTAAGGTTTACGGTAGGTTTTCCTGTAAAAACCTATCATCTTGTTCAACAACAAAGAGAGCCCAATGAGAAGTAAACCTGTACTCATAAGCGTATTCTTTTCTGTGATTATTGTAGCACTATCCTGTATCAATGTAGATACTCGTAATGTTCTACCATTCAAAACAACTTATGATGACCTTTCTAATCCAACGAAAGTGCAAATTACTTGTTTAGCAAAGAATATCTATTTTGAAGCTGCCCATGAACCTGTTGAGGGTTGGAAGGCCGTTGCGTTTGTAACTGTAAACAGAGTCCAATCTGGATACGGTGATGACATATGTTCCGTGGTTAAACAAAAAACCAATGGGACGTGTCAATTTTCGTGGTATTGTGAAAGATATACCGAAAATGACTTGACAATACATGATAAAAGATTATATAATGAGATTCTGGAACTTGCAACCAATCTGGTTGTTAACTATGATAAAATGAAAGATGTTACTGATGGATCAACCTACTACCACGCCTCCTACGTCCAACCTGGTTGGACAAGGATGGAAAAAGTTAAGCAAATTGGTAACCATATTTTCTACCGTTCCAAAAGAGACCGAATCGACCGAAACAAGGAGTTTATATAACATGGAAAAAAATTCACTAACAACAACAGTTTGTGGAACTCTTATCATTTGTTCTATCATCATTGGTGCTATCATGTACAATATCAACGATAGAAACAACATGGCAAGAAACATTGAGGCTGCAATTCAAAAAGGTGTAGATCCCATCTCTGTTAAATGTGCCTATGAAACAGATGCAAAACCTGTTTGTATGGCCTATGCATTAGGTAAAAAATAATGCCTACTAAAGATGAGATACGTGAATTCAGTTTGAAGATTGAAGAAATGGCTGACGATTACAATTTGCCTTGTATGGAAACCATTGTTCAATATTGTGAAGATACTGGTGTAGAGATTGAGGTTGCTGCAACATTAATCTCATCTCACCTTAAAGCTAGAATTCGTGAAGAAGCACAAGCAGTTAACTTAATCAAGAAAAACTCTAAATTGCCTATATGAATGAGAACACAGGCTTTGCGGCCTTTGCCTTATATAATGCGTTAAAGACTCACTTCACCTCAACTTCATATGATTTCTTTAAGTACAATGGCAAAACCAATGTATCTAAAGAAACTTTTATGAAGCACAAGTCCAAGTATCAATTCTATAAATTATCCCGTAAGTACACGTTAGAAGAACTTAGGAATTTCTTTATAGCAAATTTGGTTCACGGCGAATCTAACTGGATTGGCGACATGTTATCGGCAGAAGGTGAAAAATGGTACACAAAACATAAAAAAGTTAACCAAAGCTTGACATATGTGTTTGAAAATGATATAATAGGTCTCTTAGGCGATGATGATCCTGAACAAATGTTGGCAGTCATAGATGGTCAACATCCTAATCTTCTACGTGAGGTTATGTCAGGATCGATTCAAATTGAAACAATGGTGATACTTAATGATATTATGAATTTCTTTCCTATGTGGAATAGAAAGATAAGTGACGATATTATTTGGCCGAATTGGCGGTTGAAGTGTGAAAAGTATACACCATTTATCAATTACGACAAAGTTAAATTCAAAAACATTTTAAGAGAGTTGGTTAAAGAACATGCATAAGTTTACTAAAATCTATTTGGACATGGATGGTGTTATCTGTGATTTTAATTCCAAGTTCAAAGAAATGTTTAATGTATCACCTGCATCAGCAGAAAGTCGCCGTAGATTTGGTGACCTGTTTCATAAGTTTATTAATGCTAATGCATTTGCTACATTGAATAAAATGCCGGATGCTGATGACTTACTCAATTATCTTAAAACAATTGAAGTGCCTATTGAGATGTTATCATCTACAGCAAGGCCTTCAAGTAATGCCTCTATATCACGCCAAAAACAAATTTGGTTAGATAAACACGGCATTACATATCCTGCAATTTTTGTGCCTGGTGCTTCTCTCAAGGCACAATATGCAGATAAAAATTCCATACTCATTGATGAT